GGGTGAGCCTATGATGACGGGCGAGTTTGAACCTGCTGGTGGGTATCTTGTAGACGGTGGCTTTCCGTATCACGCTATAAAGTTTGATCAGACCGAACGCTCTTTCTACGGCGAGCCGCCGATGGCGTATGTCGAAGATACGCAGAGTCTTATTGTGGAGTCGGTGTCACGCCGCGCAGACTTGCTCAAACGCTTTCAGCGCATTGTTCTTGCTTCACGCAGAGAGCGTGAGGCCAACCAAGATATTGGCGATACATTAGAAACAGGACGCGATGGTGAGATTATTTGGGTAGAAGACCCAAACACATCAATGCGCGAGATGAACTTTGGCAACCCACCGCCCGATCAGCTTGGCATTGAGTCTGATGCGCGTAGTTACGAAGAGCAAAGTCTCAATGTCAGCCAGTTGGCAATGGGTGGTGGCCCAAAAGTAACGGCTACACAGGCCAGCCTACAAGCATCGTTTAGCCAGATCAACCGCGAGTGGATGCAGCAATCAGTAGCCAACGCCTATCGCTCTATTGTGCGTAACACGTTGCGTATGATGGCTGATCAACGCTACACGCCAGAGCAGTTTTTGGTAAACGTAGCGCGAGACACGGAAGATCCGGTTTACGAGGCAGTTACAGCAGACCTATTGCGCGTTAGATACAAGATTGAGATTAATGCAGGGTCGATGCAGCCACTGACCGAGCAGTTAGAGCGCCAAGATGCGCTACAACTGTTTAACTACACCATTGGTTTACCGGAAATTAACAGGATCGAAGCGATTAAGGGGCTGTTATCTACTTTTAGAGTCCAAGATCCCGAAAAATACCTTGGAAACCAAGAAGACGGCGATACCATCAAGGCCGCAAACCTTGAAAACGTGGCCTACTTGGTCAATGGCGGTGATCCGGGCGTTACGCCAAACGAAAATCACCAGTTACACATACAAATCCACAGCCAGATACAACAGTTGCCACAATTTCAGCAACTATTACCACAGCAACAGCAACAGGTGTTGCAGGTCGTGCAAAATCACGTTGGTCAGCACCAGCAATTCTTACAACAGATGGCACAGGGTCAAGCACCATCAGCCCCAGCTGGGTCAGATCGCTCTGAAAGCGAAGGCAGCATAATATCTTTAGTGCGTAGCCAAGCGCAAGAAGTCAGCCAACAGTTACAAAACGCACCGGGGCAAGGCTAACGTATGGTTTTTCACGATTATGAATGCAAAGAGTGCGGTCACAGACAAATAGATGTGCCGTCTGCTACCAGCGCACAGATACAGCGCATTATACCGTGCAACCAGTGTGATGGCACGGCGCGTATGATTTTTGTAACCAGCAACTTTATTCACAATTCCCATTCTGGGATGTATGGAAAGTTTCACGCTGGGTTTGGAGAAGTGGTTGAGTCGTATAGCCACAAACAAGAATTATTAAAAAAATATAACGTGACAGAAACCGCAGACCCTGTTGGTGGTTCGCGTTGTCACATAGGATCTGATATAACCAATGCTGCTCCGAGCAATACCGAACCTGCTGGATTTGGAACTACGCCCGAAGAAGCGGTCGCTGCTGCGGAAAAAGCATACAACGAGGAGAAGTAAGCAATGTCCGAAGCTGTTTTAGACTTGGACTCCGGCGCTGAAGACTCGTCACCCGATACTGGCTCATCCAGTGAGCAGCCAACCAACGAGGTTGAACTGTTTGCAGATGACACGCCAACATCGGCACGAGATAACGGTGATGGAAACTCTAATGGCGAAACATCGGATTTTGACCCGGAACAGCACGATTGGCTGAGAGGCGATACCGAAGCTGTTCCAGAACAATACCGAGGGTTAGTCCCTCTTGCAAAAAACTTACAGGCGCAATTTACGCGCACACAGCAAGATTTGGCCGAGCAACGGCGAGAGCTACAAGCCCAGCAGGGTGAGTGGGCAAACCGTGTGCAGCAAGTTGCTGTGCCACAGCAGCCGCAGATTGATCCTATACAGGAAATGCGGAATAATTTATCTGATGAAGATGCGCGGGGCATTGATGCTGTCGAGCAGATTATTCAGCATAGAGTTGGCACGCAGATGCAGCAGATGCAAAACCAAGTTGCACAGTTACAAAACCAGTTGTCCCATGCAAACCAATACGTCCAAGGCCAGCAAACGGCTTACATAGATTCGCAGGTTCAAGAGGCGCGTGGTGAGTATGGACAGGATTTAGACAATTACACCGATCAAATTGTAGCCACTGTTCGCATTAACAACCCGCAAACAGGGCAACCTTATACAGTTAGAGAGGCGTATGAGTTACATGCTGGTATAACTGCACAAAAAGCTGCTGAGTTACGGCAAAACGATAGCCAAGCTCGTAAATCCAGCAAACGTGCTGTGCGTTCATCGTCTGGAGTAGATGCAAGTGAGGAAACTGGCCCAATGTCCGATAACGAAGTGTTGTCGGGATTAGCCAATTTAGGATTCGATTAGAGGATAATTAACAATGTCAGCGACGACTACGACAGAAACTTGGGATGCCGCTTGGACGCTAACTATGCGAGCCAAGCGTAAGGAGCTTACGGATAACTTTTTTCAAGCCTATCCTACGCTTGAAATGTTCCGCTCTGATGGCGCTTTGATTACTGAAAATGGCGGCAAAGAAATTCAGTGCGACCTTATGTATGCTGGTAACAGCGCACAGTATTTTAGCGGTTACGACGTTCTTAATACGGACGCCGTAGACGGTATTACGGCAGCGTTTTACCCGTTTCGTTATGCAGCAGTGCCTATTACAATTAATTACACCGAAGAGATGGAAAATCGCAAGAGTGATGCGGCTATGAAGTTGCTTGAAGCAAAGACTCGTCAGTCTATGCTTACGCTCCGCGACCAGATCAACGCTTCGTTGTATAGCGCCCAGACGGGCAAAGCACCGTTGGGATTCCAAGATATTATTGCTGATGATCCTACCAGTAGCCCGACTACGTTGGGTGGTATTACGATCAGCGGTAACTCTTGGTGGCAGAATAAGACCAACAATGCCACATCGGATACTTCGTTCAAGACCATTACTGGAACGAATTTCTATCAAGGTATGCTCCGCATGGCATCGCTTTGGAATGATGTTTCCGAGGGCAACGAGCAGCCTACGCACATTTTTACCACAAACGATATTTACGCTTCGTTTGAGGAAATTTTTGAAGGCACGGGTTACCAGCGTTTGAGTGGCAACGATGCTCCGGGCGTTGATGGTCGCTTGCCTTCTTTCCGGGGCATCCCGGTGCAGTATGACCGCGATTGCGCTTCGGGTAAGATGTATTTTCTTAATACCAATTATCTTAAAATGCACATGCAAGCCGGAATGAATTTTGCCAAAACTCCGTTCAAGGAGCCAAGCAATCAGATGGCGAAAGTTGGTTTTATCGTCGTTGGTCTTCAGATCACGACAAACAATCGTCGTCGTCAAGGCGTCATTCACAACATTACGGCTTAGGGAGGGTTAGACAATGGCAATTTTACACGCCTCTCCAACGACCACCTCCGCTACGGATGATCATGGCGTTGGCAACATTTTTGATAGCCCAGATGGTAAGAAGTACAAATGGGTCAAGATTGCAGATGCAGTTGATCTGCTTACGGGATACGTTCTTACCCCCGCAAGCACGGACGGCACTGAGTTTACGCCCGATGTGTCTGGCGGCTCCCAGAAGGCACTTCGCGGTGTCGGCATAGCACTGGGTGCAGTAGATGTATCTGAAACGCCTTATTGCTTTATGCAGATTGCTGGCGTAGCTACGGTCTTTACAGACGGTAGCGTTGCAGCTGGCGAAGCTGTTGTAGCTGACAGCGGTGCTGATGGCCGTGCAGATACTATGGCTGACGGTGAAGAAGAGCAGGTTTTTGGATTTGCATTAGCTGATGACTCCGGTTCGCCGACTACGGCTCCGGTGTATTTGCTGGGCAACTTCTAAAATTAAATAAATGGTGGTGAAGCAGTTTGGTTGTAGTGAGCAAAAGGCTGCTCTCACAGCTATCCGTGGAGACTGCTTCACCACGTTATCTTACAAGGAATAAACAATGGCAAAACGTATGCAGCAGCATACCCTGTCAGCAGAAGTAGCAGAAGCAACGGAAGCGGCACAAACGGCTAAACCTGCGCCAAAAGAAGACGCAGCCAGCGTTACGCCAGAGCAAGTTGCCCAGTTAATTTTAAAGGGCAGCAACGAAACGAAAGAAGCTATTCGCAAGGCGCTCGATCTGGATAAAACGCACACCCGTCAGCGCCGATCCAAAGTCACCAACAGCCAAGTGCGAAATCATGTTAGGGCTGTAGGTGAGGTAACCCATATACCGGGTTTTGTACCTTCACCCCCTGCGCGGGTTTCAGATCGCGGCCCCGAAGCCGTTGAAATTTGGACTAATCGCTGGTTAGATGACAATGGCGATAACTTGTCTGAATACGATCTTGACCAGATTGCAGAGGGTGCTGAGATGTAACCAGTGACTGAATCATTAGGTCAAGTAAACGCCGCTGCGTTCTTTGGTGACGCTGCACTTTTTGGAGTGTTGCAAGCCGATACAGTTACATTTGGCGCATCATTTACCGTTCCATCATTAACAACGACAGAACGAGATGCGTTGACGGCAGCTAACGGGATGTTGATCTATAACAGTACGCTGAATAAATTTCAAGGTTACGAAAACGGCTCATGGGTTGACATGAGGGCTGCCGTTTTAGGATGACAAACATTGAGATTTTGCAGATAGCATTACGGCGCGTTGGGTTAAACACAAATAGCTCGACGTTTAAAAATAGTGCGCGTGACTATCTAAATCTTGTCGGCAAAGATATACAAAGCCGAGAACAATGGAATTGGCTTTTTAAATCAGCTACATTTAATACGGTTGCAGACACGCAGACTTATTCATTAGAAACTGATGTGTTGACGCCACTTTCGTTTCGCAATGTAACTGAGAATCATGTAATTGTCATACAAAGCACCCAAGATATTGACGCTGCTGATCCCGACTCCAGCATTGATGGTGACCCTCGCTTTGTAGCTATTAACGGCATAGACACCAATGGTGCGATACAAGTATCATTATACCCCACGCCAGATGGTGTAGACACTATTGGCTACCGTTACTATCGCCAAATACCAGAGTTTGTTGAGTTAGAAGACAACAACTCGATTAATCAGTATTACCCCCCAGTTATACAGCCAGCACTGATCTACGGCATTACGTCACTTTTTAAACAAGAAAAAGGTGATGACCAAGGCGCTGGTGTAGATCGAAATGAAATGGAGCGTATAGTAGCTATCGCCTCCAGACAGAATCTTAGCGTCCAAGGTAACCGTAAATTTCGTATGCGCCGCTCGGACGACGACTCATCTTCACAGTTTAGTTTTTATCCGACAGAGGGGTCATTAAGCTAATGCCAATAGCTGCTGAATCTTTACGCCTTGGCCCTTGGAGAGATGGGGTAAACTACAGTGTTCCAGCCGAGGATTTATCTCCGTCTGGCATCCATGATATGCAAAATTGCACTGTGGGGTTAGCGGGTGAGGTATCTAAGCGCAAAGGATTTGTGAAATTCAACAGCAGTGCAATGAACAGCGGTGCTACGGTTACAGCATTGGGTCAAGTTACACTGGCTGGCGCAGAAAAGGTGTTTGCTTTTTGCGGTAACAAATTCTTTGATGTTACAGGTGGGTCTGCTACAGATCGAACAGGCAGCACAACGATTACGGCTGGCAACGACTATACATGGCAATGGGTGTTGGCTGGCGATACATTGGTCGCAGTAAACGGCCAAGACACCGATGCTATTAAATGGACGGGTGGTAGTAACAACGCAGCTGCATTAGATGATGATTCGCGGTTTACCAAGCCGAACCATATAGCATTTTGGGAAAATCGCCTTTGGGTAGGTAACACCAACACCGTGCCAGATCGGGTATGGCGCTCAGACGCAGGTGATATAGAAACGTGGGGTGCGCTCAACTACCACGCCTTTGGTTACGATGTAACTGGGCTTTCGCCCTTCCAAAGCACATTGTCAGTGCATACCGAGCAGGGCATACACACCCTCACGCCTACGGGTAACTCTACTATACCGTTTAGCCAGCAGCAACGCACACAGCGCGGAACGATTGCTGGCCGAACGATTGTAACTATACCCGGTGAGCGTCAGTTGTTTGTCAGAGAAGATGGCATCTACCAGTGGACAGGTGGCCCTGCTGTTGAAAAGATCAGCTTTGCGTTGGACGATGGGTATTGGCCTAATCTCAACAGTGCGCGATTGCCGTATTCGTTCGCACTGTTTTACCCAGCCGAAGAGCAGGTGTGGTTTTTTCTGCCCTTTGGCGCATCGCAAACGCAGATGAACAGCGTGGTTGTCTACAGCAACCGTCTCAACTGTTGGTTTGGCCCCTACAACGGGTTTACGCGCAACGCTGCGGCTATGATAGACGAGTTGCCTCACGCTGGTGATTTTGCAGGTCACATACAGAAACATGAAACAGGTGACAACGATGACGGGTCAGCTATCCAAGCGTTTTTCGAGACTGCGAGTTTAGCTCCTCTGGGCGATGCTGTTCAATGTCGCTGGTTGTATAACCGTACATTGTTCGATAACACAGGCGATTTTGATCTAAGTGTAACCCAGACCTCTGCGTCGATAGTCAGTAACGTCGAAACAATACAGATGGGTGATCTGGGCGCTACGTTGAACACTACGTTTACACTGGATGCAAGCGTTCTACAAAGCGATGTAACTGCACTGACCACGGACAGTGATCTGTTTGGATACGATCCGCGCACTAAGCTGCGGTTCAGCAATTTTAACGATGACGAGACGTTTACAATTCGCCGCACCAATCTGCAATACAAGCCGATTGGTTTGACGCGCAAACGCACAACAGGAATAGAGTAATGGCTGTAAGTTCATTTGCAGGTGGCTCAAATTACAGGCGGCGTACGCCTACTAATAGTAGAAGGCGAGTATTGGCTCCTAAACCGCCTGCAACAATAAAACCTGCTGCGCCTTACAACCCGTATGCAAGTGGTAGTAGTACGCCTCAGTTGCAAGATCCTATAACAAACGCAATTGCAAGTGGGTCTACTGGCGCAGGTTTTGATGACACTGTAACTCCAACGGGCGTAAATACGAATGCCCCCGGTGCGTTTCAAGAAGAAACTCAAGGTAAAACGGCCAGCGGCAGCCCTGTCCCATTTAACCAACCGCCGCCTCCTCCACCGCCGCCGCCTATGTCGGCAAGTGATTATTCCGCGCTCTCAAGCGGTGGCGTAACTGCACCTGCGCCAAGTCAAACAGGGGTGTTGCCGCAGGGCAGTATGACCCCAGAGCAGTATAGGCAAGCATCACAGATGAATAGCGGCAACACGGGTGTTCAGCCGCCCACATCGGCGAGTGACTATGCTGCCATATCAAGAGGCACACCCCCCGTAGCACCTGCTGCTCAACCTACGATGACAGCAAGTGATTACTCTGCTATATCAAGAGGTACGGCTGGGACAAGCACTCCCAACAATGCTTTTGACGATACAGTTACTCCTACTGGTAGGTCTACAGAAGTTCCAGTTGTAACGCCAAGAGATACACCTACGGTAGTTAATCCCTATGCAAGTGGAACAAGTACTCCGACTACTGAGACTGCACCAGCACCCTTTAACCCCTACGCAAGTGGGACGAGTACTCCACAAGTTGAAACTCCTCGACCAACAATGACCGCCGATGATTACCAGAACATATTGCGCGGCGAAACCCAAGATATAAGAGATTCCATCGTTACAGCAGATGATTACAATAGGTTACTTAGTGGTCAAGGTGATCGAATTGTAGAAGCGGTAAATCAAGGTAGGATGACAGCAGACGACTACCAGAACATCTTGCGAGGTGAAACTCAAGATATAAGAGACTCAATAGTAACGGCAGACGATTACAATAGGTTGCTCAGTGGGACAGAAGATCGCATAACAAGTGCGATTAGCCAAGGCCGCATGACAGCAGACGATTATCAAAATATTCTACGGGGCGAAACACAATCTATACGGGAAGCGATAGACGCTGATAGAGTCACTGCTGACGATTATGCTCGTATACTGGGTGGAGAATTAACAGCGCGTGATGAAAGACAGGCTCAAGAACGTCAAGCAAAGGAAGCCGCTGAAGCACAAGAAAGAGCAGCCAAGCAAGCAATAGAGGATCGTATGAATTTACAATTCAACGATAGGCTTGCTGAAACTTTAGGGAGTAGACGGCCAATAAGTCAGATAAGAACCGCAGATGATTACCGTAATGTAAGTACAGGTCAAACACCATTTGAACCGTCTCAAATTCTTAGAAGGCCCGATGTAGTAACCTCAGTTGATACCGCAGATGATTACCAACGTATTTTAGGCGGTGAACGATTTGAAGGAGAGTTGCCAGATATTTCTAATTTGCAACAAAGAGCGCCATCCGACCCAGCCCTTGAAAGTCAGTTACGCGCACAGTTTGATATGCAAGCACAGCAAGGCGATGGCGGCTTGAGGACATTTGCTGCCTCACCACAGTTCAACCCGAACGCAGCTGGATTAGAAAATTTAGCTCGTAGACAGGACGCAGGGTTAGAAACATTCGCTGCCCGTGGATCGCGCTACAATAGGGGTGCAGAGCAGTTACGCAGACAGGCAGGGCAAAGACCGTCTGGGACGCTACAAGATCGTTTAGAACAAGCATACATGGGCCGTATTGACGCTGCCAATGATCCTATTCTTGCCTCGCAGATTGCTGACCAGCAGTTACGCCAGCAAGAAGCACAGCAGGGCTTGGTTGAACAATTATCCCGTTACGGCGTATTACGAGGCGGTGGTGATACAGCAGCCGCGCTGACACGTATGTCCGAGGGTAACGAGCGTAACCGATTAGCGTTAGAAGCAGCCGCCGCCCAGCGCAGACAGGGCGATTTGCGAGATGCGTCAGCTTTCGACCAAGCA